TCTTTACAGTGAGCCTGCGGCCGACATTGCTTCTGCCATTGCCGGAAAGCAGGAGCAGTGGGATGATGCTATTCAAATTGGTTCCCTCTACAAGTTTGGCACAGCTCTTGTTGTATGCACTGGTCGCAGCCCTGAAGGAGAAGTTTTCACCAGTGAAGCAAACTTTTCCAATCCCGGCTCACAGAATCCGCCCCCAGGCCAAAGCATTGAAGCCACTTTCACAGTTGTTCGGCCGGGTGTAATTGGCCTAACGACACTCTCGGATCTTCGTGTCAACGCGAATGCTGGCAGCAACATCCAACGCTATACAGCTACAAACTTCCCCCATCTGTTCAAAGTTTCAATCGCAACATTTACAACTACAAGGCCGACACGCCTGATTGAAATTATCATTAGAAGCACTCTTGGCATCAGAATCAGCAATCTGTGCAACTTTAGGGATACCATTTCCTATGGAGCTGCGGACAATAAAGCTTGTCTTGACTACAGGGGTGACACGATCTCCAAGGGATCAACGCTCAAGCAATTCAACTATACATCTGGAACGATAAATACCGCACAAATTCGGTATTCGTTCTTCAGAATTCGCGTCAGACCAAGTAGCAGCACTGGTGAGTGGATCACGTTCGGTTCGAAATTCTGCATCCGCGGCATCAATCAGCAAAATCAATTCAATACGATAAGACTCCAGTTCCCAACAGTTGAGCAATGGGAGGTTGAGTTTGAACCGCTGTCTGGCTGGGAGATCAGATCAGGAAGTGCAACCGGCGACTTTGTTCTAATTGACGACAAGAGGGCGTCGGAAAGCAATCTGATTATTCGTGGTCCCAACCAAGGCGTGACGCTTTATGTCTACGGCAAACAGGGAACAGCTGCTGATGTTGGCGTCGTCAATGACAGCAATGATCCATTCCGTCTGCCAGCTGTCCACAAAGAGCAGTCGCAAGGATACGGAAACCTTGGCTACAGATACACTGATGGCGTGCAGTTTGTTGATGAATTCGGCGCACTAGCCGAAACATTCGTATTCCCAGAGGTTTCTTCAACGGCTGAAGGCGGGCCGGAGCACGAAATCGTCTCCGTGACCGAGATCGTTCAGAACGAGACGCTGCCGCTCTACCCGGACATGGGGATTGTCGGCCTGAATCTCCTCCCTGGCAACACATTCCAGCAGCTGGGACAGCTCTCTGGCTACGCGAACGCTGGCTACCCAGAGGCTCGCAGGCTCCTGAATGACATGACGCCGGGGCCGACGCATCTGTTCCCCGACATCGCTCTTGAACTGTTCACCAATCCGGTCTACGGAACCGGTGATCAGGTCAGCGATGAACAGATCGACATTGATAGCTTCCGTGAATCGGCTCAGTGGTGCTACGACAATAGGTATTTCTGTGATCTCGTCTATCTCCCGACGAATATCAAGGAGTGGGTGGCCAAGAAAGCAGAAGAGCACCTGCTGTATTTCATGGAGATTGATGGGCGCTACGTGCTGCGTCCCATGTTCCCGTATGTAGAGGGTGATCGAACCAACTGGAACGCGCCCGTTGACATCAAGGGCGTGTTCGGCCTGCTGCAAATGCGCAGCTTTTCATTCTCCGCAATTGATGAAGAATCTCGCAGGTCGATCAAGGTTTCTGGCCGCTGGCGGGAAGAGCGGAAACTGAGCACGATCACGAATCCTGGGATCTTCCCCGTTGAGCGCGAGATTCTGTTGCGCGAAGCCGGCACGCTTTCGTCAGAGGATGATCCGATCCAGTCATTTGATCTGTCAGATTTTGCGACAAACGAGAAGCACCTGATTGACTACCTGAAGATGAAGGCCCGTATTCGCAGGCTTTCAACACATGGCATCACGATGGAGCTGACGCAGGACTCGCTCCTCGCACCAATCAAGCCGGGTGATTACGTGCAAGTCCCTGTTGAGGTGACATTCTTTAATGAATACAAGACTGGTATCGTAAAGAGCGATAGCCTTGTGATTTCCGTTACCGACATTAAGCCTGGAACTTACCAGGCAATGATCTGGGATGGCATCCTTGAAAGCGAGGTCACGGAATCTGAGCTGACGATCAACGAAGATGGCACTGCTTCGCCGTCTGGCATCATCTTCGTGATCAAGGAATCTGGCTCGGACTACAAGACCTACAGGATCCTGGACATTGATCCAGCCGAAAACAGTGGTTTCATCGTAAATGCCATTGAGACCCCAACTGATGAAAATGGCAGGCTGATCTTGTCCCAGAATTGGGGAGGGCTGTCCACTGACGAAAACTGGGTGATTGAAAAATGAACTTCGTACAGTTCCCAGACATCATCCCTTCGTCAATGGATTTTGTGGCCCCGCGCTTTCCGGTGGGGTCCGATACAAGCCTTGGTGGCGTTTCGTCAAGACGTAAGTTTGGCAATCGTCAATACGACGGCAGGCTTACCGTTGAGTTCAGGAATATCTCAAACTACCTGTGCGCTCAGGTGCTACTCACCTGCATCAACTCAAAAGGACTTGCACCGATTGCGTTTTACGAAAGCTTCTTTCGTGGTGCCGGCGATGACCTGAAGCTGTTTCTTGATGGCTCGGCCTATCCGGGACTGCTTTGGTACTTCATTGAAGATTCGCCACCACGCATCAATCGCGTAGAGGGCGGCGCGGAAGTATCAAATATGTCGATGGAGCTGGCGGCTCGGCTCATGCCGGACTCCACCGGTTCATCGACCACGCCGATCCTGCCTGCCCCTCTGCCAACGCCAGGCGGCCCTGGAGGCGGCACGGTCCAGCCGACCCAGTACGTCACCAGCATCAGCGCTGAAGCGCCCCTCAGCTCGACCGGGGGCGCCGATCCGGTGCTCTCCCTGCCCATGGCCACCCAGACGGCCGATGGCGGGATGTCGAAGAACGATAAGTTGAAGCTAGACAACATTGAAGTTGGCGCACAGCCAAATGTTCCAACAAACCTTGCCTACACGCCGTCAACAAGGCTGCTTGCAAGTAGCACTGGCGATGACGCAACACTCCCGCTTGTTTCTAGTGGCGATGCCGGTCTTGCGCCTGCAAGCGGTGGCGGAACATCAAACTACCTGAGAGCAGACGGCACATGGGCTCAGCCGCCTGGAACCGGCGTTTCAGCAAGTACACTTACGCATACGACCGGATCTCTTGCGGCTGGCGCAAGTGCTGATTTTACGTTGTCAAGCAATAGCCTGTTTCAACTGCTGAGCTTTACAGCATCTACTCCAACTTGGATTAGAGTGTATGGGACCAGCGCTGCACGTTCCGCTGATACAAGAACGAGCCCAGGCGGCACACTACCATCTGCAGGCAGTGAGTATTATGCAGAGCTTGTCACCACGGCGGCACCTGAAACTATTCGCCTCTCGCCGGTCCCACTTGTTCAGCCAACAAGCGAGCAAGTTTTTATGCGCGTCAAGAACATGGACTCGGCTGCACGCATAATTTCAATGACATTCTCAATCCTTTCGCTTGGGTTTTAGCCATGCCAGTTACAAAGCAAGTCTATTCGCTTACCCCAACCTGGGCAACTACACAGCTCGCCGATGCTTTTAGATCTGCTTTTATTGATGCCGGCTTGATGACGGACTGGTTTGATGCCTTTCTAAGTGGATCAGTTGAGAATCGCATTCTCCGCGTTTCGTACGATGACACGAAAACCTATGGCATAACCTATGTGTGGTTTATGTTCAGCGGTGCATCGGTATTCGTAAATTGCGCTAGCGGCTGGAACGCTGTCACGCACGTACCGCAGGGAACACTATCCGTAGATTATGTAAGTCTATCCACCAATACTACTGCCAATCATTTACAAATCTTTTCTGGATCCCCTACCGTTAGCGGTTCGCTTACTAGATATACTTCTGGGATTTCTGCTGCCAAGTCATGGTTTCTTGTTAGATCTACGTCATCTTCTTTTGCTTTTACTATAGACAGTGGCACCAGCGTTGCCAGCTTCATTGATCTTACGAAAAGCTGCCATACTCCCTTCGTTTATCCAAGAGCAATCAGCAGCGCTACGACCTACAGGGGAATATCATTTGCGACGCCAATACTCCCATACCGTAGATCATATTTTCAGTCAATGAACTCCTACACGTACAGCAACCCAACCCCATCCCCAGTCGAAAAAGGATATGTATTCCTGAGCAAAAATCATGCACCAGTAAACTTCGGCGCATCATTGCCATACATTATTCTTCCGATTGCTACCACAGCTGGAAACCCTGCATACACTACAGATAAAATTCCAGTTCTGACAGAATGTAGAATTTCTGACTATACCAATAATCAGCTTGCATCTGACTTTGGCCTCATACCCTACTTTCCCAACAATACAATGCAGGTGCAAGATATAATCGTCATAACAACTGGCGTAGAAGAATGGGAGATAATGGCAGTTTCAGCTGGCGACGCATCTAGTATTCCAAGTGCATTACTTGCTGCAAGAGTCATCTGATGGCAAGCTTCAATCAGTCAGCAAGCAGTCCACAAGTTGCTCCGATTGCTATTTTTGATACACAGTCTTCGGTCGGAAGCTCCACTGGCAATGCGATAGTCAAGTCAGCATACCAACAAGACAGATATGGCACGATTTCAATCGTCAAAATATCTGCAATGGGTATTGGCAATGACTTTCCCGGCAGTGCTCAACAGATTCCAACAACTGGCCAAATATGGCCAAGCGGATTTTGATCCGATCAAGGCGTGGACTTGAGTCAAGACGATAGAATGCCGTAAAGCGCTGGGGTCAAGTGGGTATCGCAACGGGGGCCGACGCATACGTTTACTGGAACGGCCAGCACGTTGGCAGCTTCATCTCCGCTGAACAGCCAACCGAGAAGCCGGCACTTGAAACTACCTCGCTGGGCGCCAGCGATCGAACATACGTCAGCAGCAAGCTGAGAAATAACACGTTTTCTGGCACGCTGTTCTATGATCCATCGGATTCCGTTGCTGCATCGCTGATTAACGCGATTGATCAAGATAACACAACCGATGGCACGCTGAAAATTGAGTGGATTAAGAATACCAGCAGCGGTTCGCGTGAAGGAACGGCAATCATCACCTCTCGCGGTGCATCCGTTTCTGTTGGTGATCTGTTGCGCATCAGCATCTCAATTCAGTTCAGCGGTTCTATTACCGGTTCCTTCTGATGTCTGTCATTCTTGGCTATGGCGGCTATGTACAGCTCAGCCGGGAATGGCCTGAGCCCACTGTTTTCCCGCAGTCCAGCAGGGCTGGATCCAATGCAATTTTCTGCCAAGACAAAGCTTTTTGGACTGGCCAGAGAGTCCTGATCTATTCGTATCTCGGTCTTCCTGTAAGAACCCCCGGCCAACAATACGCGCCATGTCCAGAAGGACACAGGTTTTGGGGCGGCAGCAGTTGGGTGCAGGGGCCTGAAACCGCTCACAGGGGAAGCGGAAACACGATCTTCTGGAAGCCTGATGTTGCTCCGCTGATGATCAATCCAGGAACGCCTGGTGATCCAGCTGATGACTTCATTGTTCCTGGCACGCTTCAGGATCCAGCAGACGACTTCTTCGCTTACACGATTTCCGCCGGTTTTTGGGAAACGCAGCTGACAACTGGTTTTGATCAAGTGATTGAAGCCTATATCAATCGCGACCAGCTTGATCGTATCACTTTCTATACCTCTGAAAATGGAGCGATCAACAGAAGTCCAGACCAGCTAATCACTTTCTCAAATGTTGACTACAAGAATCTGCTAATTGCTCCATACAGCTCGTCAACTGACTACCAAATTGCGTTTGAGGCTCTTGGACAGTTTCTGTTTGAAGAAATGCCTCAACGTGAGCAGGGAGCAAGCGCTTATATCGACCTACCGGAAGAAATGACAAGCGTTGCTGACGATCCAGAGCAACGTGGCTGGTCGATTCTTGTTGGCTGCCGCGAATGGACACTACAAACCGATCCAACCGTTCTTGATACGACTGCTATTGGCGAAGACTTTGGCGATAGCGTCAAAGATGTAGTCAGGGGATCTGGAAGCTTCAATGGATTCATTCCTGTCAGCAATCCAAGCTCTGGCAGCTTTGATGCAAGGGGCTTCATCAGGCTGATGCTGATGACAGAAACTGGATCAAAGGCAAGAGTCCGTCTTCGTGTTCAGGATCAACGATCCGTTGGCTGCGAGAAAGAAGATGCCGTATGGATTGAAGCCGACATTCTGCTTGGCCCCGGTGAAATCGGAGCTTCTGTGGACGAAGCGATCAACTACTCTTCTCAATTCGTCGTCGTCAAAGATAAAGACGGAATTGGCATCAAGCCATTGATCGGACCCTTCTCCTAGACTTGCCAACTGGCTCAATCTCAGCGCATCTACACTGTGCGTATTGACGCGCTTGTGCTGTGACCAAGATTGTCCGCAGTGGCCAGGTCGGCTCTTTTGACAACATCA